GGCAGCGATCGCCACATCGTGGGCCTCACCCTTCACGTCTTTGTCCACCACGGTCGAACCCTCGATGAACCACGGACGGAAGGATGGGCTGGGGTACTCCATACGGCAACCGTCGTGATCACAGACAACGCGGTACGCACATATTCGTTCCATTCCCATTGCCTACCCCTCTCATCGTATGAACACCGGGCAGAGGAATGACCCGTGTTCTGGTCCTGTCAGTACTTCAACAATACCTGAAGCCACGTCGATTGCAACCAGCGCCCAATGCTCCACGGTTGCGTTCGGATCGAACATACCTGCAACCAAGGTGGTGTCGTTCATCCACCTGGCATTGGTGATCATCCACCAGTCTCTCGCTGGCACCACGACACGTGATGCTCCGGTTGCTATCTCTGCAACCACCACGGACCAGTTGACAGGTGGTGTGCCAGCGTTCTCGATCCAACACACACGGGTACCGTCAGGAGAGACTGACGGGTCAAGCGGTCTACCTTCCAGTGGAGGAAACACACAACCGCCAACGTGGACACCGTTGGACTCACACCATGCCAACCTGTTGCCGGTGTACGAGGGTTCTGACTTGCCACTCTCCCACTTACCTATGGGTTCACCGAAGATGTTCGTCTCCACCGTTCCCCACGTCTTGGTAGGCAACCAAGGTCTGTTGAGGAACTTCCCATCTCGTCTGGCAGCGTGCAAGATCGTGCCGTGTGGTGTGAAGGTTGCATGAGTTGCTGCTCCCCACCTGCAGTCGAGTACCGGACCATCGCTCCATCGGGCAGTAGATGGGAGAGATACCTCACCAATGGTGGACACGACGAGCACACCTTGCTCTGGTGCTGTGGTGATGTTCTGCCCCACGGGGAGCTTGTACCAACCAAACAGGTTGTGTGTCTGGTCCACCACGGGGAACTGCAGCGTGGTGCCGTGATCGTGTCTGACAACCACCTCTGCTGACAGACGTTCGCTTCTCAAGTCGACAATGGCGATGTCCTCCGGGCCATTGAGCCCATTAGCTGTTGGTGACCATTGCACTGCGAGTGTTGTCACGTACCTACTCCTACTGGTCGATGATTGGTTGTTGGTGGGCTATCGCTGTCCTGGTACGACTGGCAAGAGTTGAGTCTCGATTGCCAGAGCTGGTACCGCACCAAGACAGACAGAACGGCCAAAGCAGTAAGAGAGGGAGATTGCTTGGCTGCCCACCGCCGTTCCGTTACGAGCTGTTGCGACTACACACCTGGGTAGTGCATGAACTTTAGGCCACACTCGGTACACACTGTCAGTATCGGTGCTTGGCCTGGTCTGTCCTCTGGGTTGCCGTTGCACACCGGGCACTTGCCTGCACTCAACCGTTCATGCCGTAGCGTGATCAGATCACGAGGCATCCGCTTGCGTATCAGCCGGATCTTCTTCTTCCTGTGGTTCTTGTGCTTCTTGCTCAAGAGCCTCTTCCTCCCTCTGTTGTGTGGCTCTGGCTTCCTGCAGCGCCTTGACGAACTCTTCCTTGTTGCCTGTTGCGATGATCGTCCTACTGCTGGTGGTGATGCTGGATGTCTCTCCTGCTCCCACCCCCATGATCGTGTTCTCATCGTTCATCAATGCACGAACGGTGTGGATGGCTGCGATGTCTCTGGTGTTCACCTGGGGCCAAAGAAGCATGATCATGTGCTCGATGCGGCTGAACTGGATCATGCGGAGTTGTTCGATGCTGTCGGTTGCATGTTGCTCGAAGGCTCTGTCGCAGTACCGCTTGGCTTGGACGTGAGAGACGCCAAGGGCTTCTCCTATGCGCCGGTAGGTGGCACCGCTCATACGCAAGGTGACGGCCATCTTCTGCCGTTCTGCAGCGGTGAGAGGTAAGCCACGACGCAGCTTCTCGGCCATCTCAGCTTGAACGTGTTCGCTCTGAGACGTCTGTGTGGCCGTTAGAGCGTCGTCCTCTGCCTCTGGTGGTCTAGACGGTGAGATGACCTCATCCGGCAGCAGAACGGCTTCTACGGGCTTCTGAGGCGATTGTGGTACTGCTTCGTCTGCCATGAGTCACATGGTACCGATGAGTGAAGAGGTCGTCAGTGGTATTGGTTGGTTGGGGTTTGCTCTCCCCACCGTCTCAGTCGTCTCTCTTCCCACCCTCTTCGTCCTCTTCCTCGTCCTCTTCGACCCAGTAGTCGTCGGGGAGAATCTGCATGTCCCACTGGGTGGGCAAGAACAGGTTGGGCCTGAACATCTTGACTACATCGCTGTGGTTGAGCACCCAATCCACGAGCTGTTCGTATGCGCCCTCCCCCACCATGAGGATCAGCTCTTCTCGCATCGAGGCCCACACTGGGTCTACGGCCGTGTTCATCTCCACGGAGCTGGAGCACCAGAAAGAACCGTTCGGCTCCCATTCGTAGTTCGACAGGGGCTTGATGGTGAACATCTGCACGGTGTCGTCGTACAACCAATCCTCTTCGATGGTGAGTGGGTAGACGACGCACGGTACTGGCTTGCGCTCGTTGGGGTTGGCCTCTTCTTGGAGAGCTTGGATGTGAAGGGCACAACCTGCACCACCTGGGAAATCCAGATCGTTGGAGAACACACAACGGGTGTCCTTGTACACCACCGTTGTCTCGTACTCGTCTGGTTCCTCGTCCTCTTCCACGTCATCATCGACGAAGGTTCGGTGCCAACCGTGCTTCTGCGCCCAACCGTGCTTCTGCCACTGTTGAGGTGTGAGTCTGTCCACATGTGGCTGGAGCTTGTTGATCTCTGCTTCTCCACCATCGCCGTACCAGTTGAGCTGAGTGCCGTGGGTGCAACAGCCGACAGAAGGGTCCTCGTGCATACCGGGGCAACTGGTTCCGTAGCCACATGAGTAGTAGGAGAGCATGAACAAGAGGTCCCACCGCCAGATGACGTTGGGGTCTTGTTCATCTTCGATGTCCACCCACATCACGTCAGATCGTCGCTGTCGGTACCCAACCTGATCATCGTCACGCTGAAGCGACTTCGGCTTGATCTGGACAGGTACTGGATTCATTGCCACGGGTTGTCCTCTCTGTTGGAGAAGTGAACTACGAACTCACGAACTATCGAGTGGGCGAGGTTGACAGTCAATCTGGACGAATCCAGAGAAGGCCAACACTCCACGATGTCACCACCTACTACACGACCAGTACCGAGAACCCTGGCTATCAGCTCCAACCCCTCTCTCGCTGTGAAGCCCCCAGGCTCCGGCACAACCACTCCAGGAGCTGTAGAAGGGTCGAACCCATCCAAGTCCACAGAGAGCCACAGAGGGCCTCCTGTGGGGTCTGGTGACCAGTTGGTAGACCAAGCGGTAGAGAGCAGTCTGACGCCGTACTCGTCGTACAAGTCATGGTTGTCGATCGAACTGGTGCGCACTCCACAGACGGTTGCCAGATCGACGTACCCCTCGTTGGAAGCATGAGCCAACCAGTTGCCATGTGTGAGCGGCTCAGAAGCCTCATTCAAGAAGCAGTCGTGGTGAGCGTCGATCGTCACCACCTCCAGTTCGCCGTGCTTGTCTGCTGCAGCCTTCAGTGCCGGGTAGCTGATCGAGTGGTCACCACCGAGCACCACCGGGTAGGTGGTGAAGAAGTCGGACAGCTTGGAGCACACCAGCGATGCCATGTCCTCTGTGGACGCTGACAGGGGGATCACCAAGTTCCCCACGTCGCACACCACCGTCTCTTCAGCACAGCCCATCCTCTGCCATGACGAATAGCTGTACATCAGCACGTCTGGAGAGCCAGTACGGATGGCGTCCGGTGCGTTCGTGGGAGAATCGTGGTAGCTATACGACCCATTGAATGGGACACCAACGATGACGCACGAAGCGTCCTCCAGTTGAGACGACCCGGTGGTCTGAGTGAAACGAGTAGTCAATACCCCAATCCCCTCTGTGGTCTGGCTCTGTGAACGCCCGTACATCGAGTACGAAGGAACAGAGCAGGTTGCGCTTCTCGTGGGTAGCAAGCTCAAGCAAACTCGCTTGGTGAGCAAGGTACTACACGTACCGAACAGGCATTGCAACCCCACCGATCACTTCGCTGTCGCCAAGAAGGATGTGCCACGTGACGACCTCAAGCAGATAGTCGGGATCATCCACTCGCACCCTCCACTTCTCAAACTGCCGTCAGAACGAGACATACACCAGTGCCGTCCACATTGGCTGTCTGCCATCGTAACTACCAAGGGGTGGGTCTGGTACACGAGACGTGGTGTTGTAGCCGTACACGAAAGAACCCCCCGGCTCGAATGAACCAGGGGGTCTTTCAGGCACCTACCAGTGGGGCAGATGGGGCCTAACTCTCGCCGTTACTTGCGGCGACGAGCCCGAGGGGCCTTCTCGACCGGAGCCTTCTTGGCTGCCCGCTTCGGAGCCTTCTTGGCCGGAGCCTTCTTGGCCCTCGGAGCCTTCTTGGTCGGCGTGCGCCTGGCCGTCTTGCTCTTGGGAGCCTTCTTGCGAGGGGCTTTCTTGGGGGCCTTCTTCCGACCACCGGCCTTGCGGCCACCACGCTTGGCCTTCTTGGCGCCGCCAGACCCAGCTCGGCTGCCGTCGGTGAGGATGTCGTCGTCCTCCACCTGCATTCCATGCTCGTCGTCGATGTGGTTGTCCGGCATCTGTACCTCCAGGTAGTGCCACTTGGTGTTGTCGAAGCACCACAATAGGGTGTGGTCACTTGCAGACAATGACAAATCGGCAGATTACAGCGTCGTCCTCTTCTCACGCTTCGGTGCGAGTTCGTTCCACATCATCAGGCGTGTCTTCTGCCAGTGCACGTCACACTTGAGTCCGAGCGATTTCACCACCTCACTCTCCGCTTCACCCGAGTACACAATCAGGGTTGAGGGGTTCAGCGTCTCCACTATGTGGATGAGATCCTCCTTCCACTGTCTCTCGAACTTGGCCTTCTCGGCGTCTGGCGCATCCTTCTTCGTGCTGTTGGTCTGCAGGTTCTGAGCTTGGATGCTGATGTACGGAAGGTTGCGGGGGACACCGGGCAAGACGTACTGGTCCAAGTACTTGCGCTCTCCGACACGCCACTCGATGTCAGGGATGATCCTGATACCCGCCTCCTGCATGAAGCGACCGAGCCAGCGTGAGCGGTACAGAGCCCAGATGGAGAGTGCTCGTGGCATCTCTTCGCACGAGAAGTTTGGGGTGATAGCCATCTTGACGCCAGTGTTCAGCGCCTTGGCTACGTACCTGTTCGGGTACCAGAACCAGTTGTCGAAGTGGTGATCGTACGCGTAGAACGCCAGCAGCATCTTGCTGGCATCGTTCATGCCCTTGGTCCGTTCGCTGCCGTAGTTGAACCACCACCACACATCCTGATCGGGCCAATCACGAGTGACCATGCCAGCCCAGGTGAGCAGTGGTGAAGGCAACTTCTCCACCAACATGTCCGATCGCAGTACGGGTATCTCCAGATAGCCGACACCATCGAAGAACACATCCTCCTTGAGTTGGACGATCCCTCCGAGATCCTCGCTGGCCTCTTCCAGCTTGCTCTCGCCCTCGTCGTCATCCTCCCAACCAACGTCGCCATCTTCTGTGGGTCTGAACTCGCTAACGTCCTCTCCCTCTTCATCCAACAGAGCGTCGTCGCCGAAGTCCCCTTCGATCGGGTCACGGGTCAGCTCACCAAGGCTTGGGCCACCAGTGGCTGACATGACCTCTTCCATCGCGATGTCGGCCATCGAGATGATGGCGTTCACCTCGTCGTCGGTGTAACCGGTACCGATGCCAGGTGTCTCCATGCTCGCCAACAGCTCGGCCAGTGCCTGCATGTCGTCCTCTGCCACGTCAGACGACCGGTTGTCAACCACGACGATCTTCTTGGCCTCATCGTCGGCAACATCTACGTAGACAACCCACATTGTCTTCCACTTGAGCTGCTTCGCAGCCATGTACGTGTGGTTGCCCTTGAGCACGAAGTTCGTTGACTGCTGAACGACGATGGGTACGTACTGGCCGTGCTCAACCAACGACTCCTTGATCAGCTCGACGTTGCCACGACGAGGGTTGCCAGGGTACGTCTTGAGTTTGGAGAGATTGGCCCTCTCCATCTTCTCCAACACCTCTGGAGGGGCGACGATCTGCTTGGTAGCCATTAGATGTCCTCGTACTCTTCCTCCCCATACTGTGGGGTAGTTGGTTTGTAGTCCTTGTAGGGGAACCCAAGGTAGTTGAGACGCCTTCGCATCAACCTGCGCTCAGATGGAGTCAGTCCACCAGCGACACCATCAGGCAGTGCCGTAACAACAGACCAGAACCTACACTCTGCAACGACAGGGCACTCAACACATACTTTCTTGGCCTCAACCGCACTCCTGTCCAAGTTGCAGTCAACACTGCACGGCTTGCGGCTCGGTTTGCACATGTGGGCGAACATGAGGCTCGTCACACCCTTACAGTTCGCCTGCTGCTTCCACGAGATATTCACCGCACAGCTTGCCAACTCCGTAGAGAGCAATAGATATGGCGTCGATGATGTCTCCGTCGCCCTGGCTCTGTTTGTGGAGAGCAGGCCATCTGAGTCTAAGACTCGCAGATACTTGATCCTTACTGGCGTTACCACGACCGACGATGAGCTTCTTCCACTGCTGTACGTACACAAGCTCAACGATTGATCGTTTGTAGCTGAAGAAGGATTGGATGCTGCCATTCACGTATGCCTGTGGGAGTGCTGCGCTGATACCAGCCCTAGGTGACCCAAGCGCAGCTTCGATGTAGACATGGGCGTCTCTCAGATGTACGTGATCGAACAGTTTGGGGAGTGTGCGCAACACCATACCCGTGTTGCCAGGTGAATATCTGCCTCGCCCACTGGTAAGCCAGGTAGTCCCCACTTCGACATCGTAAGCGGTGATGATGCACCAAGCCACCTTCTTGGACGATGCGTCGATACCCACAACGGTCGACGCTCCAAGCTCAGGGAACATCGTCCCACATGGATGGTTGCTGCCACGACACACTGCCGATGATGTTGGTAGGGCGAGCGTCCGTCGTCAGCACATCTGGTGGTGGCTCTGCTGTGAACCCTGACGAGATGTCCTCGATCTGTGCCAACAAGCTGGACTCCAACGCTTGCATAGCGACACGTCTGGTACGGACGCTGACATAGAGCAACTTGAGCTGTTCGACAGCGGCATTGCTCATACCCCTACTGCCAAGTGGTTGGGTAACTGGTTGCTTGACCAACCCGGTGTTCTTGACCAGCTCGACCACCTCGTTCAAGACATCCACCTTGAGGTTGATCTTGCTGGCCTTCTTCTCCTTGCCCTCTCGCTGTGCCACATGCAGCTCGTCGAGGTAGCTCTGTTGTTTGCCTACCAGCAGGTTGACGAGTTGAACCCCGGTGGAGACGTTCTGTGGTTCTGTCATTGGTTGTCCTCTTCTCTTAGGTGTCTGAACATCAGGTTGATCCCCAGCAGTACCAGTGCGAATCCACACATGACCGAGGCCATCTGTGCGACGGCCAGCCAGAACTCGGTCGTTATCACACCACCCTCTCTTTCATCTCGTACTCCATCTGGGCCACGGTAACCCTACGGGAGCCGAGATCGGCGGCCTTGCTAGCCAACTCGGTGAAGGTGCGCAGCTCACCAGTTCGGAACTTGTAGAAGTGTGACCCCTTGACGATCGAGCCGTCACTCTCTCCACGCTGTATGACCATCGTCAGCTCCAACGCCCTGGACAGGTACGCATTGGCTACCTCCATGAGACTCAACACCCCGTTGGTGATCGGAGACGGATCTTGTCCCTTCAGCACACGAACGTAGCCGTCAAGCTCCTGGCGGCACTCGTGAAGTGTTGGCAGTCCAGACGCAACACGGAACTTGCGCAGCTCGTTGGTTTCGCTGTCTACCTCAGAAGGGTTCCTTGCCAGCTTCTGTCTCTGCTTCACCCCAGGACCTGAGCTTGAGGCAGACGTTCTTGTACGGGCACTCCTTGAACTCTTCGCCTTTACCCGCACGACATTCCTCTCTGACATCTGGTAGCTCCTTGTTCGACACGTGCTGATTGAGTGACTCCAACCTGCTCTTGATCACCTTCTGCATGTACGGCTTGCGCTTCACCACATACTCGCGGAAGTGCTGGGTGCGCTTGTCCTCGTAGACGATCGTGGCGTACTTGCAGTCTTGGTTGCCGTACAGGTAGCTCTGCACCTGCCACACATGCAATGAGTACGGCAGGGAATCGTTGAGCTGATAGATCCCCTTCAGCTCGAAGATGAACTTGACACCATCACGGTCGACACCCTTGCCATCGACCGACCCCACCAGATTGTCGCTGGTCTTGAACCCAACCTCAACCTCGTCCAGAAACCCTGCTGTGAGTCCCATCGTCTGCCAACGGAGGTGTCTCCACTTGCCGTCATTGAACAGGTTTATCTGCTCTGCAGTAAACGGATTGATGGTGTCCATGCCCATGTACTCGAACACCTGTGCTCGCTTGCACCCCATCAATGTCGACGGATGCCAACCACGCTCCCTACTGAATGGGGTGGACATGATCTTCACCATCGTCTCTCGCACCCTCGACTCGGTGAAGTCCACTTCTGAACCACCATTGAGTAGATGCATCGTCACCCGCTGTGTGAGCTTGTCGTTGGTGTTGATCAACTTACGGATGTCTGACTTGATGCTGCCCATCAGAAGACCACCTTGTATGCGAAGTAGAGAGAGGACAACGAGGCCAACACGATCACCACGCGCATACAATGATCGTTGACTCGCCTTCTGGTCATTCTGGTATCCAATCGCCGTTGTCCATCTTCTCCTTGATCTCCGTTGGCTCGATGCACCGAGGACAGATGGGTAGGGAATCGTCCGTTGTGGCGAACACATAGATTGGATTGTCACTCTGACACAACAGTGCTTTGACTCCACCCGATGGACCTGGCGCTCGATTCACTGGATGGCGATACCTACCTTTGGATGTCTTCACCCACTCACTCATTGTGTGATACTCCTTGTTGGGACGATTGTGCCAACGAGTGAGAACCCATTGGCGAACGTGATTACCATGCAGGCATCCTTGCCTACGTGTGTCGACTCCTTCCAATGCTTCTTGAGGTCGTTGGACTTGAGTGTGAAGCTCTTGTTGGCATCCTTCACCTCGTAGCTTCGCTCGTCATCGGACCCATCACCTTTGATGTACCCAGCACCACTCATTGGGTGCAGCTTGGCACCTAACCCCTTGATCACTTCCGCTTCAGTCTTACGACCGTCCTCTTGACGGGTCCTTGGCTTCCAGAGTCCAACCCAAGAAGCGTTGCCCTTAGTTGATCCATCACCTCGGGGTTCTTCTGCATCCAACCACGTAGGGCGTCTGAACCCACTGCTGCCTTCTTCTGAAGCACCCAATAGGTGTTCCCCTTCTTCTCAATGAGCCCTGTCTCCAGGCATTTGCTGATGGTGAACCCGACATCATCGAGTGCACCTGTGGTCAGATCGAAGTAGAGCATGGTGTCGGCGTACGGGGCGCTCAACTTGCTCTTCTCGATCGTTGCTTTGATCCGATACCCCTCCACCTGCTTGACATCGGCCGTCTTGAGCTTGCCTGGCAGATCACCAGGAACCTGCCTCTTGTGTGTCGTGATCACCTTCCCGGCCTTACGCAACGAGATGCGGAAGCTGGTGTAGAACCCGAGGGCCTTACCACCAGGGATAGAGGTCGGATCACCAAACATCACACCAACGTTCAGGCGGGTCTGGTTGATGAACAGTACGGCCGTGTTCTCGTTTGCTGCCGTCAACCTTCGTGATGCTGCGGACATGAGCTGAGCGAGTCTGGCAGGTTGGATGTTCTCCTTGGACATGCGCTTCTTCTGCTCATCCTGAGGGAGTGTCGCTGCCACAGAGTCCCACACGATGAGATCAACACCGTTACGGATCAGCAGCTCTGACACGTCCACAGCTTCTTCACCAGTCTGTGGGCGACGGATGATCAGCTCTTCCACATCCACTCCGAGGAAGCTCGCCCACTCCGGGTCGAACGAGTGCTCGGTGTCGACTAGAGCACACGTACCACCAGCAGACTGCGTTGTGGCGATGGCTCGGTAGCCTATGTAGCTCTTGAGCGTCGAGTAGTCGCCGTAGACCTCTACGAAGCGTCCACGTGGCAGACCACCCTGCAAGAGCACGTCCATTGCCAGCACACCGGTACTCAGGTAGTGCACCACGTACTTGGGGTCTGATGCCATCTGCAGAGCTTCCTCCCCAAGCACAGCGTTTATCTCTGCTGCCAACTTCCTGGCCTTGCTGACCTTCGTGTTGCTTGTCACTAGACACTCCCAGGGTTTGATACGAACGACAGTGGCAATCCAAGCACGTACTTGCTGAACAGGTGAAACCTCATCTCGTGCATGTGTGTATCAACAAGCAACGACCCAGGCCACATGAGTAGACCTGACAGCAGGGTGAACGATCTGACGTGGCCCGACGACTTGTTGCTGTCGTCTATGGGGATGACTCCATACCCCATCGAAGTAGCCAAGTAAGTAATGGCGCACTCGGAGCAGATGTTCTTGTAGTTGTTGTCGTCTGATACAGACATGGCAGCCAGCCACGACTTGCCAGGAACAACGTGCCGTTGGCAGTACGTACACTTCCCGGGGTACCTAGCCAAGAAGAGGTGGGACAATATCGGTGTGTTACCACTACCCAACTTCATCACCAGGTTCTTCCTGAAGGTGTTGTAGTACTCGTCTGACTTGTCCACCCAGAACAGGTTGGACCTAGCAAGGTCATTGGTTGAAGCGGCAACATCGAAGAAGGTCTTGGGGTTGAATGCCTTCTCGTCTGGCTGCCGTGACGCCAACACTCTGGTCAACATCCCACTGAGCAGGGAATCGACACCAAGGAACGCCTCTCCCACATCAGACGCCGATCTCGTCTTGGACACAAAGGAGATAAGGCTCTTGACGGCGAAGTAGAAGTTGTAGTGGAGCAGATCACCACAGAACTGCTTGGGGTTGTTTGTGTCGTACACCCTTGGCACCACGTAGTTGTCCAACGGCATCATCAACCCATCCCAATACTTGTTCAGTGCTTCGTACACGCCAGTGGTGATGGGATCACCAGCATCGTTGATTGGCAATGGAATGGATGCGAACGCAACAGGGGTACCGCCAGAGGTGCTACCCCTCCTGTTCACAATCTTGTACTTGCGCTTCTTCGTTGGTGGCTCTGACTCTCGTACCTGTTGACCCAACGGCCCTGGAGTCAACCCCATGCACTGACTGCACCAGCTACTCGACGTGTAACCGTGTGCACAAACAGCTCTGGAACTCATCCTCTCAATCCTCCTTGTTGATACCTAGTGAACTCAATGCCCCCGCTTGCTTCAGTTTGAGCATCGTACCGCTGAGTGTTCCATCCTTCGACCAGTTCTTACCTCCCGTTACTGCTCTAGCGTTGCATCGCTCGATCATATCTTCTACTGAGCTGAATGGTTGACAACCCCAAATCTCTAGAGCCGCCACTTCACCAACACCGTCAATCGAGACGATGCCACGTCTGATTGCTTGACGCTTACTGTCGATCGTCCACGAATGCCCTGAGATGTTTACATCCGGTGGGAGAATCCTTGCCCCACAACGTCTTGCTTCTTGTACGTACTGCCTCTCCTTTGGTGTGCCCGCAGTCGTCTCCAGTAGTGCTGAATGGAACTCCAGTGAGTAGTTCACCTTGAACCAGGCCAGTTGGTAGCCAAGCAATGAGTAGGCTGTTGAGTGTGCTCGATTGAAGCCATAGCGGGCGAACCCCTCTACCATTGCCCACGACTCGTCTACCTGCTGATCTGTCATTCCGACATCTGTAGCCAGATCGCAGAACTGCTGATAGTTGTCTGCGAACGTGGCGTCGTTGCGTTCGAGCGAACCGACACCGCTGCGCTTGATGGCCTTCAGGATCTGATTGATGCCACTCGGGTCGAAGCCAAGCTCCCTCAGTACTTCGAGCACCTGCTCTTGGAACGTCGGCACCCCAAGTGTGTCTTTGAGTGCACCCTCGAATATCTGGTGCGGGTACGTAACCGGCTCCAGCTTTCTCCGTCTGCGTATGTACATCTCCGTGTAGCCAGACTCACGAGCTGCCGGTCTGTACAGAGCGTTCACCAAGATCAGGTCGTGTATCGACTTCACCCGCAGTTGTTTGCACCCCTTAGCTGCCGTGTAACCCTCGAACTGGAAGATACCGGTACCCTCGACACCCTTTCTGAGCATTGAGTACACGGCCTTGTCATCCAGTGCTGGCTCGAAGCCCAGCGGTAGGTTGCACAACTCCTTGATGCGTCGCAGCGTAGTAAGCGATCTCAACCCAAGTAGGTCGATCTTGACGTACCCTGCGTCCTCGACATCTTCCATCGTCATCTGGGTAACGACTGACCCTGACGACGGTATGAGCATCAGTGGCATCCAATCGCTGATGTTGTGTCCTGGGGCCGACAGCACAAACCCGGCAGCATGAGCACCAGGGGACTTCAACAGGCTCATCTTGCCAAGCTCGTGCAGCTCATCCACGACGTGCTGCCCGTCGATGATGCTCAGGTCGTCCATAGACCCAGCCTTGGCATACGTAGCAGCGAACCTCTTGGGGTCCACAGCCCTCTTACGTGATGCGATCCACGAGACGAACATGGACCCTCTGCCGGTTTCAGCATCCACACCCAGACGGTTGTATGTGCCGATCTGTGCCAAGTCGTACTTGGTACTCAGGTAGTCGATCACCTCAGAACGTCTGTGATCTTCCACGTCCAAGTCGATGTCTGGTGGACGCTCACGGTCAACCGTCAAGAACCTATCGAAACTGAGCTTCCACCTGATCGGGTCGATGCTGGTTATGCCAAGTAGATAGCAGATCAGACTACCGTTGGCTGACCCTCTAGCATTGAATGCAATACCGTTGTCACGGCAGTAGTCGGTGTAGTCCTGCACCAGTAGGAAGTAATCGGCGAACCCGAGACTCTCCACCACGCTGAGTTCGTACGTAAGTCGCTCGATGTACTTGGAGCGTGACCTTCTCCCACCCCAGAAGGTATCGCTGTTGATCACGTCGCCACATCGTGTTCTCAGCACGTCCATAGCGTCGGCGAAGCCACCCGGTACGTAGTACTTGTACTTGTCGAGCGTGGGTATGGACAGCTTGTTCTTCTCGCACAGGTTGTTCAGGCTGTCCAGGGCATCATTGAATGCGTTCTGGTGATCCGAGAAGTGGTTGGACATCCACAACTCTGACGACAGGTGGTACGAGTCGCCAGGAAACCCCACGTCCCCAGGATCAGCACCACCGTACGCAAGCATCTTCATGCGGGTGTGCAACCCCACCTCCTTCTGCACACAGTAGTGGCAGTCATTGGTGGCGATGAGAGGAAGGCTTGCTGATTCGGCTTGGTCTATGCACCATTCAACAATGTCGTTGTCGGTAACCCCATTGTCATGGTTGGTGTTGTGCTGCTGAAGCTCTACGTAGGTGTTGGGGAAGATGGAACAGAGCTTGCGTAGCACGATCTGGGCTTCTTCGTCGTCACCGTAGTGACGTATCAGCACACCGAAGTAGCAACCGCTGTACGCAGCTACCCCGCTTGCACCTACTGGGTCGTAGCTAGCCAGGTCGCTGAGATCGTCCCAGTCCACACGTGGCTTGAAGTGGTAGCGGCTCCGGTCGTGAGACAAGCTGCTCAGTTTGACCAAGAACTTGTACCCCGCAGTGGTAAACGCATTGAGTGTCAAGTGGAAGCGGTCGCCTCCCTTGTCTGACACATCGTCCACCACGTACAGCTCGATACCGGGGAACGGGATCATGTCCAACTTGCGGCACTCGGAGTAGAGCTGAAACACACCGGACATCACACCGTGGTCTGTTAGCCCCATTGCCGGTTGGTTCAGCTTGTGTGCTCTCTGCACCAGTCTCTTGACTGGTGACATGCCGTCCAACACTGAGTAGTGGGAATGGTTGTGTGCATGCCAGAAACTCGACATCTACGACTCTCCTTGGTTCTCTCCTTGTAACGACCAACGGCCTCCCACACCACGGCCTCAGCTCGCCAACAAGGAGAGGAAAGAAGCGAGCCAAAGCGGTGGGTGGAAGGCCGTCAGTCTGGTGCCGCATCCAAGGTGTTGGGTGGAAGAGGGTAGTTCCCAACACGTCGGACACAAGCTCTTGTGACAAACATCTACTACATGTTGTCGTCTGGTTCAAGTTCTTCTAGCGCAAGGTCGTCTGGTTCCACGAGTGGGAGCGTGAACGTCGACTCGATCACGTCGACCAACACGTACGGCATGTTCTGTCCCCACTCAGGATGCTCTGAGAGCCTCTGTGCGTCCCTCTCAGCGGCTTCCTTGACCGCTGAGCGGTAACTATACCCAGTGCCTCCCAAACACACCCCCAACGCCCAGTTGGTGATGTGCTGTGGACAACGTGTGACTAGAGGGTTGGCTGTCGGGTCCAAAGGTCCGTAATGCCTTCCTCTGTAACGGTACCCAATCAACCAGTCGTCAAAGTCCTCCATTGATGGGTAGACCACCCGCCCACACCCTGGGTGCTCGCATATGTAGCACTCACGTAACGAGCGAGCGGGTAGCCACCCATCTGGAGCCGGGAATGTCAGAGCCCCAAAGGGTTGACCTTCCTCTTCTTGGCACCCTTGCCGATCGACTCGACGATGTAGCTGTTCTTGCGATCGTTGCCTCGCATGGCGACTACCCGGATGTTCGACCCTTCGAGGTCTTGCACCACCTGGGCCATCGTGCGGGGAGAGAGCCCGGTGGCGTTGTATATCTCGGTGTACGTGACTCTCTTCCCAGCCAACAACATGGTAGCGACGGCGTGGTGCTTCGGGAACTCCTTCTTGTCGTAGGGGTTGAAGCTCGCCAGCTTCTCGCCACCCTTGGGCAATGTCGAGTCCTGCTGTTGCCTGACCGTTACCGACGACTGCCTGCTCGGCTTCTTGGCACGCTGAACCGGCTTGCGCGTCGACTTACGTGTCGTCTTACGTGCCGTCTTGAGCTTCGCCTTCTTGGCTCTAGCCATCGTTGGCTCCTGACTTCGTTGGTTCGTGGTGATGTGGCGGCGTAGGCGGTTGAAGGGGTTGTGGCCGGTATGAGGCTCACATCCCCTTCAACCAACCTTGGCCTGTTGGATCAGCTCATGCTGACTGTGGAGACGATCACTCGGCGTTCTCCATGATCAACTCGACCAGCTCGGCCTTCTTCACACCCTCCCACTCGATGTCGAACTCTTCAGCGAGGGCACGGAGTTCCTTGAGCGACATCTTCGCCAGATCGTCTTCGTCCAGCTCGATGTCCTCGTCGTCCTCGGGCTCGTCGGACTCGTCCTCGGGCTCATCCTCGGGCTCATCCTCGTCATCGTCGCCGAAGTAGTCGTCCTGGGCTTCCAGGATGGCTGCCACGAGCTTGGCCTTGGTCGTGGGGGCCGGATCGACCTCCCAGTACTCGGCCAGCTCCTTCAGCTCGGAGAGGTTGTGGGACTGCAGATCGGACTTGGAGAGTCGCTCGACATCCTCGTCGGCTTCGTCCTCATCGTCCTCATCATCATCGTCCTCGTTGTCCTCTTCCTCTTCCTCTTCGGTGTCCTCGTCGTCATCGTCGAACAAGGTGTCATCCTCATCCTCGATGTCGTCGTCGTCCTCGTCGGCGTCCTCGATGCCCAGCGGGTTGAGTGCCTGCTCACGGACGTTCATCAGGAGTTCGAGAAGGTCGATGGTCGAGTACTTGTTGAGGTTCCGCTTCTGGGCGGAGTCGGGCACGATGGTGTAGGTCGTGTCCAGTCGCTCCCCCTCTTTGGAGAGGTCGTAGTCACGATCCATCAGCGTGTCGTACTTCCCGTAGAACTTCATGATCTGCGTCACGAGCTGCTTCGGGATGTCCAACGGCACCACCCGTTCGTTCTCGACGTCTAGGGCCGAGACGACGAACCGCTGTTGGGTGCGAGCGGCCTTGGGAGCGCGTTCACCTTCCAACATCGGAACGTACGAGCCGGACTCGCCAGCGTCGTCACTCCAGTACCGCATGTAGCCGACCCAATCCTCGGGCTCGGACAGGAACCTGACCGTGATGCCCTCGGTGGGGATGTTCTTGATCCAGGTGTCGCCACCGCCACGCTTGGCTGCAGCGGCGAGGTTCTTGGCCGACCCCATCACCCTGGCATTGATGGTGGGGCGCTTCTTGGTTGTAGCCATGACTGACTGCTCCTTGTGTTGGTTGAACTAGCTGGGTTGAATGTTGTAGCAGACTGCAGAAACCATTGCAAGCTGTTACTTGCTGTTACTTGCAATGGCTCTGCAGTCCACTACAGGATTGCTTGTGCTGTGCTGAACGGTACTGAACGGCACCGAACGATGTCGAACGATGTCGAACGATGTCGAACAACCGCTCAGGACAGACACTCAGCTCTCGTCGTGGTCCACCTTGGATGTCTTGGCCCTGGGCAGTATCACGTAGTTACTTGAGACGAACGTGGTTGTAACGCTCTCGGCCACGTCAGCAGGGATGTCACCGCAGGCAACAGCGTCCCGGAACTTGGCAAGATCGACCGACTCCTTGACGACCCGCTTCCAGACAGTCGGTGATACCGACTCCTTCAACAGATCGGCGTCGACGGTGGTGGTGGTGCGACCACGAGCCACTGTGGCGGACAACTCTGAACCATCGTCCAGCTCCACCTTCATCTTCTCGATGGAGTTGGTGATCATCAGATCTTGGATCGAGGTTCTTGCTGCTGCCGCTCTCTCTGCGGCCAAGGTCGACTCCACCATCCACTGGTTGTGACGGACAATGAGCCGCTTGAGCTTGGCCTTTATGTTTGCATTGATCATTGTGTGTCTCTCTCCTTGTTGGTGCGGTTGCTATCTCTGGACCTGTCTCTCTTGTCTGCCCATACTGCCCATGCAATGAACAGTACGAAACACCCGCCAACGACGAGCGCACTGATCAGCTCGCCGGTGAACGAGTTAGACGGGATGGTTGTAGCGATCACTCGACCACCTCCCCGTGCTGGCGTAGCCGGATCGACACCTCTCTGAGTATCAGATCAAGTGTCGGCCTGTCGTAGTACCGGCGCTCCAACCTGATGTGGTCGAGCAGATCAGCCAAACCTGCATCGCTCTGACTGCTGATGAACTGCTCTACGAAGCTGAACCCTCTGGCGCTCGTCTTGTTCACTTGCGACGACCTCTCTTTGTTCCCAACCTCTTGGTGGTGAGTTGGTGCATCAGCTCGATCCGGTACTCGGCACGGTCGGTGTGGTCGGGGTTGCGGTACCCCTCTGGCTGCAAGTAGCGACGGACGCTGATTTGGCCGAGTAGGTCGATCGTGTCCAGGCGCTCCATGCCACACCGTGAGCAGACAAGGGCTGCAAGGTAGCCCCACGACGGCTCGGTACGTGGAGCGTCTTGCATCTGCCATGCATGGCCGAACGAGCGGCACTCCAGGTACTCGTAGTTGCTCGGGATGATCGCACCATCAGTACTGGCGCGCTTGTTGGTTCGTTGCCTAGTAGGCATGTTTGTACCCTCTCTTGTTGGTTGTTGGTTGTTGGTTGTTGGTTGTTGGTTGTTGCTGATCAGGCTGGTTGCTTCGACTCGACCTCTACTAACAACGAATCCAAGTCGCCCTTGAGCACCCGCTCTGAACGTCCGTTTGCGAACTTGACCGATGCAAACGGGCTATCTGGTCCGAAGTGCAGAGTGGCTCTCACCACCCCGTACCCGTAGACCTTGTGGAACACCCTCTTGCCATCAGAGAACTCGCTGTCATCGTTCGCCAACAAGGCTGCGATGTCGTCGGCTCTCTGGTTGAGAGTGCGCACGGTGAAGATGTCAGAGACGATCACCCTGCAATCATCTACCGACAGTTCGGTGGGCGACAGGCTGGCATCACGAATGGCTTCGATCAGAAGTCCCACCTTGTCGTCTGGGATCGACAAGACACTCACCGTGTAGGTCTGCGACTCATCCTTGCTCTCGTTCTCGGCCATTGGTATACCTCCTGTTCTCGAACTCCCCAATCCTAGGTCGGCGTAGAGGAATCAATCAACCACCCAACCTTCGTCAAGGATCTTATCGAACGAATCGAACTTGTATGACTCGTGCCTCTTGACCCACCGCTTGAACTTGGCCGTCTTGACTCCACCGAACTCGTACATGGCGACCACGGCATCTGGTGCCAGGCACACGTACAACGTGTTGCTGAAACCTTCAATCAGGACGCCGAATCCTGACTTGTCACCCCATTGGTAGTCGCTCTTGACCAGTGGCAGGAACGGTCGCATCGGCCAGGTCTTGGGGTGTTGGCGCAATGCCACCATCTCTTCTCTGGTGTGTTCCGGCTTGTGTTGCTGATCACCTCTGTCACTCATCGTCATCCTCCATGTCGTCCTCCATGTCGTCGGCTTCTTCCGGGTCTGCGATGTTGGGATCAGGCTCGGGCTCGTAAGCGTTGTCCATCAGCTTGACCGACTTCTTGGGCACGTCCTTCATCTCGCCATCGACCCAGAACGGGATCACCTTGCGACGGTTGACTGTGTGCTCAAGCTCTGGGAATGCCAGACCGACATCGCCGTCCACCTCGGCATAGTTGGCAAGCTTGCTGACACCGAGCAGTGGCAGCATTTCCTTGTCCGACACCCCGTCGCACTTCAGCTCGTACCGCCTCTTGATCCACCATGAGCGGTAGTCAGAGAACAGAGCACCGAGTTTGGGACCCTCGTGGGCCTTCTCGTTGTTGGTCACGAAGCGAAGGTACGCGAACCGGCTCGCCAAGGCGTCGACCAGTGCGATCATGTCGTGCTCGGTGTCGTACCAACCTTCCTCTATCCACTCCAACACCTCTTGAGCATCCTCGCTCAACTTTGATTTCCTTGCCATCACTCTCTCCTTGTTGTCGTTGGCCCGCTGGCGTAGCTGGGCTTGGTCTGTTGATTAGATCTGTCACTCGTCGCCGTGCATCACGCTGTTCCTGACCAGCTCTCGGATTGTCCGTTCCATCACAACACTCAAGTCCGACACGTCGTTGCAGTCCTGACCCTGAATGCAACCGTGACCACCGTAGAACTTGAACGCATCGGACAACCCGATGAGGCATGTGTGCACACCTATGTCGTTGAGCATGTACACCGGCGTATCTGCTTTCTTGTCGGCCCATTGACCATCTGTGATGATGAAGCAGACCTGTACAGGGTTGGAGTTGGGGCGTCGGAAGTACGAGAGTGACGCAGTCAACCCGTTTATGGGATTGGTTGACCCACCGGTGAACAATGACACCGGCGTCGGTGTAGGCGTGTCCGCGTAATCCCAGACCAACGAGCTGTCGCTACTGAAGCTGATGACCGCACATGGGAGTTGCAGCTTGTGAGCCGCCATCTTGATGGCCCAGGCTGCTGCACTTGCTGTACTAGCCATGTAGTCCATCGAGGAGCTCATGTCGACCAGCACGGCAATGTCCATAGCGACTTCATCTTCACGGCTGGGCGTGAACTTGTTGAACACGTTTATGTCCGACTCGTCGAAGACCATCCTTCGGATGGCGCTACGCATGTTCAGCCGACCAGTTCTGTTGTTGGGCTCGTTGGTCGGTTCCAACTCGTTGCGCAACTTCAGGAAATGGTTCACCAACCGCTTGACCACCAGCTTTGCCGGATCTGCTTCCCACTGCGGGAGTTCCTTGTACCGCACGCTGCTGATCGGCAGTCGGTCTGACATCTTGCCAACGGAGTGGTTGGCTCGGATGTCTTCCACGATGGTCTGAATGTGATCCTTCAATATGTCGCTCTGGTCAATCGAGTCCAGAGCATCCTGTGCTGCCTTCTGCTGGTCGTCCACGTCGGCGATCTCGGAAGGGTTCGACTTCGACGAGCTGCTAGCGGTTCCTTTGTCGTCAGACCCGGCATCGGTTCCACGCGCAGTGCTGTCGGACTTGTTCTCGTCGTCGCCATTCTGATCATCGTCAGACTCGCCGCTGGCGTAGGAGCCATCCAGCTCGTCGTCAGACTCGTCCAGATCCTCGGGGTCGGACTCGTCATCCTCGAACATTGACTGCTGAGCATTCTTTTCCATGTCCGAACGATTCGTCGAGACATCACGGCCAGCACTGGCGAAATGCTTGTGATACGTCGATGAGTTCGACGTAGTGTTCAGGGTGACCATCACCTTGGCATACCGAACCAGCAGGTCGAGTGTTTCCTGTGCCAGATCCTTGGTCTGGCGGCCGGTGAACAACAGCCGCTTGTACGCAGCGGCCACCTCTTCAACCTCGTCGCAGAGATCCTGTCCCCACTTGTTCACGAAGCTGGTGTGGATCGAGTCGCGCATCTTGGATGGCAAGTACCGGCGTTCTACGACCAATAACCATGAGTTGGCGGCGTCCGTTTGTTCCGATTGAGTGATGACCCACTGAGCCACCATCTTGGTGAAGTACAGGCTGAACACGTCGAACTTGGCAACGTAGAGCGACTCGATCCTCTGATCTTCGAGGATGTTCCAGGCGTTGGAGATGAGACGCCGCAAGCTGATGTCGTTGGACGTGTCACACTCGAACTCTTGCAATGTCTTCACCACGAGACTGTCGAGCTTCGGTGAGTACAGCAAATGGCACAGCTCGTGGTTGATCGCTCCGATGACCGTTTCGAGCATGGACTCGACTCTCGAAGGATCATTCGAGCTGAACGAGTTGTAGATCGCCTGAGTGATGAGTGGCGAGTTGAGCGAGATGTCAGACTGCATCGTGGTCCAGGCGACTACAGAACCGTTGTTCTCAAGCTTGACCTGGGCGTCTGTGCCGGATGTGATACGAGCGACCTTGCCAAAGTGAGAGACGATCCCAGCCAGCATATCGCTAGCTGCAACCGACTGGCTCACGATGGTGGCGGTTCTCGGGTCGATTGTTGGTGCAGGGGTTGTCATGGTGTAGTCCTCTCTTGTTGTGGTTGGTCAGCCAATCCTGTGCCGATCACTCACTAGTGTTTGCTGCTTCCAGCTCTTCGCGGATTGACGATGCGAACTGGCCGAGTGCAGAACGAACCGGGCCACGATCCTCTTCGGGGAAGTACGCAACCAAGTTCTCGCAAGCGATGTCGAATCCCGAGTTGATCGCGATGGACTCGAAGTCCAACAGGCGGTTCGTGCCGAGTGGCACGTTGATGTCGGTACCGAACCGAGCGCGGATGCCAGAGGCAAACTCGATCAGTTTGGTAGACCAGAGCATCTGGGATTCAACGACCTCGCTGTAGTCGTACTGCAGGATGAGATGGTAACGATTGCGAGCCGCCTCGTTCGTCTCGTAGGTGCCGACGTAGCCAGGATTTTGTGCGTCGACTACGAAGAAGTCCTTGTGGGCTACAACGAAGTCAGAGTGGAACTGGTTGCCGCAGTGCTCGCACAGGACCTCTGTGGCACCATCACCATTGATGTGGGACAGGATCAACTTGCGCTGAGCCTCTTCGATCCTGTTGGCGTCGTTGTACAGACCGCACGTCGCACACCATCCGCTACCAGCAGCTTCCGGCAGCATCAGCGTGCGGCGAGAGTCGTACATCGAGTTGAACCGACCGAACTGCTTCGGTGGGATGTAGTTCCGCTCGTCAACCATGACGACAGCTCCGTAGAGCATCCCTAGTACCAAGATGCCCGGCACGAACGGACGGATGGTGCCGTTCGCATCGAACCCAGGACCGCCGATCAGAACGTCGGTGTTCAACGAACCGTTCCCCGATATGGTGATCAGCGGTCGCTGGTTCTTGGCACACCATGCACGGATCAGGCTCGTCTTGGCCGAGCCGGTGTGACCCTCGATGAGAAGGTTGTAGCGCATGGTGCGAGTCGAATCCTCAGACCCGACCTCGGTACCCTCGTAGGCCATGTCCAAGTAGTCGAAGTCCGTCATGGAGCCGAACAGGAACCTGTCTTGGAACGACTCGAACTCGGACATGGCCGGGATCAGATGTGCCAAGGGATGGACGTGGTGAACCGGTGCCTTGGGCTTCCTCGACATGCTCTTGGCAGTCGACTTGGCCCCTGTGGTGCGACCCGACGGCGTAGGAGCCGACGAGCTTCGACCGGCCGAACGACCGGTCTTGGGCTTGGTGGTAGCAGTAGCCATTGTGAATGCGCCTCTCTTGTTGGTTGGGTGCTGAACTAACTCTGGGATCAACGACGCTTGGTTGTCTTGGAACGCTTGGTCGGCCGCTTGGCAGGATTGCTGACCGGCTGAACTGGTGTCGCGATCTTCACCAGCATATTCACAGGAACCTGGATCGTCTCACCCAGAGTGCCGTCAGGCTTGACACGACGACATGTGTGCCGCTTGACGTTCCTCTTGGTGATCTGGACTTCCCAGCCGTCGTACTTCGATCGTGTCATCCCTGCACGAGTAACGTCGATCACACAACGGTCATTGGGGTGCAGATCGTTGCTCGAAAGCAGTTGGAACATGTCAACAGGATCGCTGTCACCGACCCGGCCAGCGTGACCGATCTCGGCAGCTCGCATCCTGAGTGCTTCCATGATGAAGCTGATGTTGCTGTCATACCAGCCATCCTCAATCCACTCCAGAAGCTTGAATGCTTCCTTCATGTCTGTAGCGGTGCCGTTCATCTCTGCGAACCGGAAGCTCATTGCTTCATCGTCTGGCATGTACATGGTGTAACCCTCTCTTGTTGGTTGCTTGACTGGCTGGACCAAAGAGAACCGGTAGGCCACGGCGTAGAGGATCGTGACCTACCAGAACCCCAGTGTAATCAATCGCGGAACGCCGTGAGGATGTCGCGGATTCTGATCCTCTTGACCTCATTGGTGTAGAGGTTCCTTGCCACCACGATCCTGGGCATGACACTGATTACCAAGTAGTCATCCGACTCAAGGTCGTTGATGGCTACTTCGATCTGATCCCCGGCTTGTAACGGGCCATTGCTGATTACCATCATGGTTCCTCTTCTCTCTTGTTGGTTGTTGGTTGGGCTACATTTGGGATGTAGCGGTGACGTGTCGATCCGCCATGATCTGGGAACTAGCGATCCTCTGATCCCATCTACCTTGTCGACAAGCGGTAGCAGTTCCAATGGGTTCTGCTGCTACAGGCTCATCAAGCAATGGTGATGCAATCAGGATCACACGACAGCTTCTACGATCTTCGCATCTAGAGCGCCTTTTGGGCGCCAGTCGCTTTGGCCGTCACGACCGTTCCCGATCACTACAGATCGGTATGGTTGAGTGCATTCTGCCAGTCGATAGAGACATACCGTTGCATGGGCTTCTCAACCCACACACTCGATTGCAGGATCGAGCACGGTAACCTGGCATGGGTCCGACCCGTCGTGCACGAGACTTGCTGATCCCCCGATCTAGATTGCACCGCTGGACATTCGACCTTCCATCCCGTATGGGATCGGCTGGTCACCTATCGTCGACGATGTTCTGACCGACTGGGTGTAGAGGATTGGCCGGAACCTTGTCGAGTGACCCTTCCGATCCGTTTCAGGATCGGGGCTTTCGACCAACTGCCAGAGGGTCGCTCTTGCTGCCAATCGCACTCAACAGATCGAGTCGAACTTGGAAAGGGCGGGGCTCTCGGACACTCATGGTCACTCTATGAGGGACCCTCGCATCCCTTAGCCCTTTGGAGGCGACTCAACCGGAGAAGCGGTGAGCGGGACTCTTTCGCTACCGGCCACCGGACCGGCAGTTCGAGGGTGCTGTCACCCGGTACCGCTTCTCAGCGGGACCAGATCAGGGTGACCCCGACTGGCTCTAACAAGCTGAAGTGTATCAGTCAACCATTGACGGGAGCAAGTCATCCAGACGGTCTGAGAATGGTTCTCATTACTAGTGAGAATGGTTCTCATTCTCAGTTGAGAATGGTTCTCACTTGGACTGGTGCCAGACTCGGCCACTCCCCAGAATGCCGTGAAACCCGTCTAGAAAGCCGCCTAAGCAGAGTGAGCACAGTCAAGCGACGGTCTACTAACTTGCTCGTTCACACGATAGACAGGCATCACAGATTGGAGAGCAGCAGATGCCCAAGGCCCATCCTGAACTCATGCTCATATCAGCAGTACTCAAGTCCAAGAACATGACAGCGGTCAGCTCATCTGGAGTGACAGCAGCTTGGTTCCACGACTACGGCAGACAATGGCGGTGGATTGAGCGATACGTAGCACGATACGGACGGACGCCTACGCCGGTTGCCTTCAAGGCCAAGTGGTCAGAGCGTCTGTACGGGACAGATGACATCGAGTACTGCATCGACCTCCTGCGAACCAACCACACCAAGCAGGGGATGATCGAGCTGCTGATGGAAGCAAGCGAGGATCTGAACGACGATGAGGACCCATTGAGTGTCCTGTCGAAGATGCACGGGCAACTAGTCGGGTTGCGGAGTGACGTGGATGGGACTGGTAGTGAGATCGACCTCATCACCGACTGGAAAGAGGTCTACGAGGATGTGGTTGACCGTGCAGCACGAGCAGAGGAACATGGCTTGGCTGGCATTCCCACTGGCTTTCCAACCCTCGACAACCTGACTGGTGGCATTCAACCATCCCAGTTCTGGGTCGTCTCGGCTCGATTGGGGGAGGGTAAGACCTGGACTGGGATCAGGATGGCGTGTGCAGCTCTCTACAGCGGCTACAGGGTCCAGTACAACGCCTTGGAGCAGTCTCGCAAGCAGATAGCCATGAGGGTTCACGCGTTCTTGTCTGGTAAGTACGGTAGTGAAGTGTTCAAGTCAGTAGACCTCCAGCGAGGGGTTGGAGTGAACCTCATTGCCTACCGCAAATTCCTGTCATCGTTGGACAAGAAGATAACCAGTGGAGCGTTCGTGGTGAACGACACTAGCCGTGGTCGAGTGAACGCCCTGTCGTTGGCTGCACAGATCGAACGCAACTCCCCATCTGTCTCGTTCGTGGACTACATCACGCTCATGGGGGGTAGTTCCGGTGATTCCAGAGCCAGAGAGCAGTGGCAGCAGGTAGCCTCATTGAGTGCTGATCTGAAGGGCCTAGCCATGCAGTACAACATTGGGATGGTGGCAATGGCACAGATCAACCGTAGTGGCATTGCCGGTAGAATGCCTGGGGTTGAACATCTGTCGGGGTCCGACGCCATCGGCCACGATGCCGACGTGGTGATGACCATGAGGAAAGAGAGTGAGCATGTAATGAGGATGAAGCTGGCAAAAAACAGACATGGCCGAGATGGTGTCGAGTGGTGGTGCGAGTTCAAGCCCAACACAGGGCACTTCGAGGAAATCAGCAGGGACCAGGCAGACCTGTTGATTGCCGATGACAAGGAGATGGCAGATGACCACTAGGAAGAACAAGCGGGCAAGGGGTCTCGGCTCGCTGAACAACATTGAGTTGGTCATCCACGACAACAGGACCACCAAGCTCATCCACAACTCCAGAGGTGGGTTGCTCACCTCTCTGGTGTTCATGGCATTTACTGCAACGATGGTGCTTGTACACCTGTCGTGGTGGCCGGTGTGGATAGTGGCCGCTGTCATGTTCGTGGTAAACGCCGTGGTTGAACGCTCAGCCGAACTCGAAAGCATCCGTGTAGAAACGGAGATGAGGCGCAGAGTTGCCATGATGTCTGCAAGAATCGCCCAGATGACTGCTGAAGTGGACCAGAAGAAAGCAGAAGCACGTGAGAGATGGCTCCAGATGTTGGACGCCAACGACCAGTGGGCTGAGTATTGGGACTCACACCTAGGGGAGTGAGCTGTGAAGTACACAAGGTTGGCTGAGCAGTACCTGAACGTATACGTCAGTGGTGGTGATGAGGTTTATGCATTGTGCCCCTTCCACCAGGACAACAAGCCATCGTTCGCATTCAATGTCAGGTCAGGGTTGTTCATCTGCTATGCATGTGGCGAGAAGGGGAATGCCAAGAAGCTATTGAGCCGCTTGAAGTTGGACAACGTACCTTCCCCAACCCTTGGTGATCTGATGTCGTCGATCGACTCACTGGCAACACCAAGGGTCGAACCCAAGACGTACCCGGATACCTGGCTGGACAGGTTCAAGCTCACGCCGGAGGCCAACAAGTACCTACGGTCCAGGGGGTTGTCCAAGCAGACCATCGCTGACTTTCGACTCGGGTGGAACGAATCCAAGCAAGCAATCACCATACCTCTGCACAACAGGTTGGGGGAGTGTGTGGGGGTCAACCAGAGGTTCATGTTCGGCGATGTCAAGTACAGGTACCCACTGGGGTTCCGCCGCCAAGAGAACCTGTACTCGTATCACCGTGTAGAAGTACGACCACACCTGTTGGCTGTGACCGAAGGTTGTTTCGATGCCCTCGCCTTCTGGAACATCGGGACGCCAGCAGTGGCGATCTACGGGAGTTCCATGAGCAAGGACCAGAACCGACTGGTGAGGATGCTTCTCCCACGACTCGTGGTGATCGCTATGGACAACGACGACGCTGGTCGCAAAGCAGCTCAACAAGTGGCGAACCAACTCGCTGGGCTCCAGACCGTCTGTATGGCCGTAGGAGACGAGGGGAGCGATCCAAGCAGTCTCACCAGTTCAGAGCTCAGGAAAGCTCTCAGAACGGCTCTGAAGGGCTCTGAGGGGTTCCTGCCCTGAGGGTGGGTTCAGACCTACTCAGATGTCCGGCAGGTTGATACCCGCCTGGTGGATCGCACGTACCAGCTTCGAGTTCCGCTCTTCGCACATGTTGACCTCGTCCTTGAGCAACTCGACCTGCTCTTCTACCTCTGTGAGTCTCGATTCGAGGATGGATGCTCGGTTGACTGCACCATCTACCACCATGCGCTGGAAACTAAGGATCATACGTGCCACCACAAACATCCCTGCTAACGGTCCTATGAAGTTCAGTACGCCAGTAGTGCTGTTGATCAGCTCGTTAGGCCCCGCCATGTTCTTCACACTCTGTTCATCTGATCGACGCTCAATGAGTCGCTCGTCCACGACCAGAGCACCAGCAGAGCGAGCAGTCCTAACAACCCTGTAACGGCATGGGCTTTCTCAAGCCAGGAGATGTTCTTCGTGAACCAGAACGTAACTCTGATCAACAACACCCCTGAGAAGGCAACGGCAGCACACAACCTGAGCACCAACGACTTTGGCCTGATGGCTGAACAGACCAGCAGTAGTGCTGCTATCGACCCCACAATGTCGTGGGCAATGACCAACTGGTGGGGGTCATCTGCAACCAGGGCAATCTGTACACAGTAGAGAGCCATACCAAATGGGATAGCCCTGAGGATGAACACTGGTCGCCATCCGCAAATGCCAAACGAGGATGAGATTGCCTGCATGGTGATCATTGGGTGCTTCATCTTCCACTGTGCCGATCAGATGATCTCGCTGGTTCTGAACTGGATGCTCCCGTTGCTGTGCCCACCGTTCTTCGTACATGCCGGGTAGATGACATCATCACGATAGAGCACTGCGTACCCGTACATCTCAACCCTGTCGTACGTCTCGCTCGCACTCATCTCCAGCGTCAGCAACGGGTTGGCAACAACACCGTTGACCCAGAACCTGAACTTGGAGTTGCTAGTGGCGGTTGACTTGTCCGCTTGGACCATCCAAGTGAGTAGTCGTAGTGGAGACGTGCAAACCCAAGGTTGCCAACCAGTGGGGTTGTAGTCCAAGTCGTCTGAGGTGGCCCAAGACCAAGGTGTTGTATCCACGACCTTCACCCTGCCAATGGGGATGTCGGTACCCAACGAGAGTGGTGCTGAAGAGGCAAGTGAACTACCGCCAGAGTTGGCTATCAGTCGTTCGATGCTCCGATTCACCTCTGACTCTGCAGCATCCAGAGGACTGGACAACTCAGGGACCTTTGTGGACACAACCTCGTTGGTGTTGATGTCCCACGTGTAGGTAATGCCCTTGCACCTGACCGTCTGTGTGCTCACACCATCATCCAACGAGAGCGAGTCGTCAACTTTGAAGTCGAAACCAGGAACCCCAGTGTTGCCCAAGAACTCAACGGTTGTGGATGTACGTGGTTGAGAGCGGATGTTGAGTATGGCGTTCCCTACTGCTGTGAGAGTTGCAGTATCAGCAACCTCGCCGATGGAGATGGTGTCCTCGATCCTGCCCCACGTGGATATTGAAGTCGGGTTGGTGACCCATACCTGCGACCTTGCACCTTGCACCAACAGAGCATTGGCGATGCCAGCACCCATCATGCACTCCCTGTACGTACGAGAGACGAGATGTTCGTACCACGCTGCAGGGTGATGCCAGAAGCACTACCGGCTCCACCCCCAGGTTTGCTGTACATGTTCAGTTGCAGTCCGGCTAGTGACATCTGCAAATCGACCCATGTAGTGGAGAGTGCCAGTAGCACATCCAATATGGTGGAGCCGATCGGTGTAGAGAACTCTGCGATGTTCTCCCAGCCACGACCAGCACTGTCTACAGAGTCGGTGAAGTTGAGCGTCACTCCACTCAGAGCCCCACGGGCTTTGGCCTCGTCAACAAGGATACGCACGATCTCGCCAGCGGTGAACCCCGGTGCATCCACCGGGTACTCCTTGGCATACCAAGCACCAATCCAAGGGTTGCCCAAACCCGGATCACCACTTACGAGTATCGGGTCGCCCATACCCAGCACTGGATCTGCGTACCAGACCGAGCACAAGACCCCACCTGGGCCAGTCGACGCCAGGTTCGTTCCCTTGATAGCCAAGTGGTGGGTGCCAAACGGGACAGTTGCCCCAGCACGTGAAGCCCACCACCACGTGTCCGCTGGGAAGTCGAGCTTCTCGTCCATTATCTGCACACCATCCAGCCACATCTCGAACTGGTCGTCTGCAGTAACGAAGATGGCAATGGTGTTGTGGGTGCTAGTGGTGAAGCTTCGTCGGAACAACACATCCCCAACCGGGTATGTCGGGATGGTTGGTGGTGAAGGTTCGACTCTCGTCCACATCCATTGCGAGAACGGATCGGGCCAACCAATCGGCCTCTCATCCCAACCAAGCCTGGACATTGCACGTGTCTGTGGGTAGATCGTGCTGTTGAACTGGGACATGCGACATTGCGGACTTGCCCAGTTGAACACCCTGGCTGAAGAAGATGGCAGATTGCCAACGCCAACCCAAGGGCCAACTACAGCACTGGAGAAGATGTCGAGTGTTCCAGTGCCAGACAGGCTGAGAGACGGTGCTGATGAGTCGTCACTAGGGACGATCGTATCGACCTTGTTCCTGATGAAGAACGACCCGAGGTGTGTTCCCCCTTCTGAGATACGAACCACGTTGCGGTAGTTGCACGAGCCGATCGAGGGGTGCCTGCTGGGTATGTCTACTGATCCACCACCAACCTCGTTGCTGCGTTGTTGGTAGTTGGCAGACAACAAGTTCCACTCTTGGCCGTCGCCATCGACCAACGACAGGTCTGCCACCTTGGTCGAGTTGGCACTGTTGTAGACGGCGGCGGTGACGTTGCTGGACATCAGGTGAACCTGCCACCAATGATGATCACGTCGACAGTCGTAGCGATCCAAGCAGGACCTTTGTTCACCTGCTGGAAGTTGTTGAGCTGGACAGAGGCGGTCCTCACAGCTCCAGATGGCATCGTGAGTTTCGCCAGCCGTGTACCCGCTGTTGTGTTTGGTGGCAGGAACAACGTGTTGGTGAAGTCGTTGATGTTGTACTCCAACCCAGCGTAAGCGTTGGGGATAGCCAGTGGCGTATTGCTGCGGTTGTAATCACCACTGAACACAATGGGGATGGTCACGGTCTGCTCATCGAGCACCTTGCGGTAACCAACAGAACCGGCCACACCGTACATGCGGGGGTTCTGACCTCTCATCTGTCCGTAGAACCACAACGGCGACAGATCCGTAACAACCCACCCCAGGGAAACCATCGGGATGTCAGCCAACGAGTTGTTCTGGATTGTTAGGTTCCCCGCCTGCGTCACAATCAGATTGCTCAGGGTAGCCATCAGCCAACCCTGCTCGAAGCTATCGGGTTGTTGACATAGCTCAGTTGCCTAGCACCACGAACCATGCTCTCTCCGGTCTGCTGAGGTTCGACACCGTAGAAGTTCTGCGTACCAATGAGGGGTTGTTGGTTGGTGGGTTGCTTGCTGTCAATGGCAGTGGCGATTGACTTGGCGATCATGTCAGCCAGGGTCTGCCCGTCAACAGGGCCACCAAGTAGTCCGTACCCAGTGCTAGGTTGTGGCTGCTGAACAGTCTGGCCTGACATCTGCCCACCAAGGTTGGCTAGCACGTTGGCGCTGACTGTGAACGATCCGTTGTCGCTTACCGCCTTGGTAGCCTTCGACATCTGGTTGATTGCGTCCTGGGTTCCATTGGATATGCCGTCAGACAACCCGGACATGATGCTCTCGCCCAGCAGTTGCATCGTCTTGAACTGCGAGTTCACGTCGAGGCTGTCGGTCAGACCACTAAGCGACGACTGGACATCGCCGTACCTGCTCTCCAACCCATTGACGAACCCACCAATCACCATACGGCCAGACTCGAACAAGAGACGCTTGTCGACATTGGCTGGACCCTTCCAAAGAGGTATCAAGTCAGTCAACCGCCCAAGAATGTCCTTCACCGGGCCGAACATCGAACCTATGCCTCCAATGAGCCCTTTGATCAGATTCTTACCAACCTCCACCAATACCTTGTCTATGTTCTTGAGCACCTTGATCTTGTCGACCATCCCGCCGATGTGATCGGTGAACCACCCCTTGATCTTGTCCCACAGCGCACTGAATGCAGGACCGAACGTCTTGTCCCAGATGTTGACGATCGCATCCCAGACCGTTCTGAACAGGATTGCGATCACCTCAAGGAAGCCAGTAGCAAAGCCCCTGAATATGTCTAGTAGACCTTCAACCGTGTACCGAACACCGTCAAGGACGGTCTTGGGGTCGAAGGTGAATATCCCGATGAACTCATCCATCAGACCTTGGATGATCTTGTTCCCACCCTCAATGGCCGTCTGTAGCGAGCCAAACAGGTTGGTGAAGCCATCGACGATGTTCCCAAGCGTATCGGAGATGTCCTCTGGCAGAGCACTCAATGAGCCTGGGATGGTAGCAATCATCGAAACGATCTTGCCCACAAACCCAAATGCACCGGTGAGGTTGCTGAATGCCTGCGATAGCTGAGGGCCTTTCTCAGCCAGCCAGACGGACCAAGGATCGACAATCTGGGTCTTGAACCAGTAGAGCTTCTCGGCGACACCTAGCATGGCAGTCAATAGGCTGGGGTTGATCTTGTACGTACCGCCAGGCACCTCTTTGCTGCCTGATGATGAACCTGACAGGTCCACACCCTTGAGTTTGTTGTTCGCCACATCAGCAGCATCGCTTGCGGAGTCTTTGATGTTCCCAAGCTTCTCTGCAACTCTCTCTGCCCAATCGAACACATCTTTCAAGTACCCAACAGCAGTGGCGGTGAACTCGCCAAGCTTCTGCATGGTCCCCTTGAACTTGTCGAGGTTCTTCTTGGGCTTGCCACTGAAGCCGTCAGCGAATGCCTTGAAGCCATCCTTGATGGTATCGAACACCGGCTTGAGCACGTTGTCCCAGAGCTTCTGCAGACCGATTGCCAGTCCGGCGAAGAACTTGAACACTGGAGAATCCTCGGGGTTGCCAGTGTCCCCCTTCGATAGACCGTGTATGAAGCCTTCGATGGCATCACCGACAATGGAGAACAACGGCTTCAGGATCTTCTCCCAGACCGCCCTGACTGCACGCCCTATACCCTCGAAGAACTTCACCACGCCAGATGCGTTGGGGTCACTCTTGCTATTGGATACGCCACTGATGAACCCTCTTACCCCATCAGCAATGGTCGTACCTATCGGCTTGAGCACGTTGTCCCATACCCGACGAACGATGTTCCCAAGGTCTTGGAAGAAGCGCACGAACCCTGTCTTGTTCGGGTCGTAGTTGCCATTGAACCCATCGACGAACGCTCTGATCCCATCTTTCACACCTGGGATGAAGGAGGTCTTGAACCACGAGATGATCTTGTCGACACCATCTCTGAACCACTTGACGTTCTTGTACGCCCACACCGCTGCTGCACCGAGCCCAACCAATACAGCGATGAGGGGGTTGGCCTTGATCAAGTCGAACACACCAGGGAACTTCTTGAACACAGCCAATGCAACACCGATTACGGCAATGAGCTTGCCAAACCTCTTGGTGAAGCTGGCAATGGTGGGCATGAAGTCCCGCACCTTGTCTGACAGCTTACGTACCCACTCTGACAGCTTCTTTACTGCTGGCACTGCAACTGAGGCCACAACGTCTTGCATCAGGGTGGCAATGAGTGGGATGAGTGGCTGGAACGCACCCATCAAGCTTGCTGCGGCGACTGCCAGGTCATTCATTGCACCACGCATCTCTGGTGATGTCATGGCAAATCCTGCTATGGCAGCAACCAATGGGTTGACATTGCCAAGCAATCCACCGATGTACGGGATCGAGCCGGATGCCATTGCAACCAGGGCAGCTCCTGCTGCTGCTGCTAGCGGTGCTATCTGCTTCAGGGCATCTACGAACTTGAGCACCTTGTCGCTGGTCAAGTTGTTACCGAAGTCCAGTACCTTCCTGATGATCGGGTCAAGCTTAGAGCCGATTGTCTGCAGCAGGGTCTGGAACGATGGGAGTATGGACTTCTCGATCTTGCGGAGCAGATCAGCAAAGCTGTTGGCCCAAGTGACAGCGTACCCTCCACCTTGTTTGGAGATGAAGGGTTCTACCAACCCGGACCCTAGATCGCGCCATGCACCCTTGATGCGGTCTACAGCACCAAACCACGTGGTCTTGAGGTTGGCAACAGCCCCTTGGTACTTCTTCTGCATACCGTCAATTAGCTGGTTCATCGTCCTAATGGCTTCTTCGCCATGAAGTGGCTTACCCATCAGGTCGTTCGTGTACTGCGATGCACTCTTGTTGTTTGCCTGGCCGAGAATGCCAGCAGCGTCGATACCTCTCATGGAGAACTGCTGCAGCTCGCTCATCCCAAATGTCTGTGATTGATTGATCTGGGAGAGGATGCCAACCACCTGCGACAGATCATCACCACTGCCGCCGATAGCTGCCACGGCGTTCTGGATCGAGTCCAGTGTGGGTATCACCTTCTTGGCCTCAAAGCCGAACGCTACGAGTTGGCGGCCACCCTCAATCATTGCCTGTCGTGGGAATGGTGAGGACTTACCGAACTCACGAATGTCCGCCATCATCTGATCAGCAGCCTCTTGGGTGCCGAGTAGCGTCTTGAACGCCATGCGGCTGGTCTGCTCCAAGTTGTTGTACTGAACACCGATGTAGCCGAGGCTGACACTCAGACCGGCAGTGGTAGTAGCCAACCCAGCAAACCCTGCGAGGGCTACCTTGCCGACCCTTTCTGCCGAAGAGGAGATGGACTCGAATGCCCTCCCCAGCAGGTGCGCCTCTCTCGTGGCGTTGCTGGTATGCCTGGACAGCTTCTCTACGGACTTGCCAGCACTGTTGGCATTCTCGGAGATGCGACGGTAGGTGCTGTCGGACTTGTCACCAAGATCCTGTACGGACTGCTTGGCCCTTCCAAAGAACGAGCCGATCTTGCCAGTCACCCCATCCGATGTCTTGCCAAGCTCATTGAGTGACTTGGCAGCCTTGGACATCTGACGATCGACACCATCACCAGAAACTTCACTCTGTTTGGCGAAACGCCCGAGCGCATCTCTGGCACGGCTCATGCTCCGCTCGTAAGAGCGGGTGTCGGCAGTAACCCTGGCTAGAAGCTCACCTACCAACACGGCTACTCACCTCCTACCTTTCGCCTTTGCCTTACGTGCTTCCTGCTCTTGCTCCCATGCCGTGAGCTTGTCGTGAGCTATCCAGTCCGTCAGTTCTGCTGCTGATAGTGGCCGGTGTGCTGGAGAGCCGTACAGAAGCTCTCCAACAGTTCGGCCAAGTCGTTCTGCCAGATGGATCAGGTATCTCCTGTGGGGGTTGCGGATGAGTCGTTTCCCGCTTCGTCCTCGTCCGCTTCGGTCATTCCAGCGAGCTTCATTGCCCGCAGTGCGATCCTCTCGATGACTGCACCGTTCTTGTTGCCAAGGGCTGCGATGTCGTCGCTGGTGAAGATCAGATCACCGGTGTCGGGGTCGTACACCGACTTGGCGATGATCGTCCCGTACACCTTGTTGTAACGGATTCGGCCGGTGTCCATGTCCAACGCCTCTTCCATCATGGTGGTGCGTTCGGCTGCGGTCATCGAACGAACTTCGATCACCACACCTCCCCACTCAGAGATGGTCATGGTTTCCGAGACGATGTCATCGGCTGCGAGGATGAGGTCACGCTTGTTGGACACTGGTTGCTCCGTTGGTTGTGTTGTGGGGACTATCAGGTGAACGTGCCGCGAGTGGGTGTGTCTGCCACGACGAACTCGGCGGAGAACGATACCGCATCACCCACGGGCATCTGGACTTCGTACGAGGTCATCACCACCTCGAACTCGTACTTGACCATGCCGGGATCGTGACCAGCAGGACCGACGATCATCGTCCGGCTCTCGGGGTATGCGAGGACACCGGTTGCACCAGCCAACCAAGCGTCGACAGTCGGGTCCCACTTGCCACTGATCGAGACGCTGGTGTCTCGCAGACCGGCCAGGTACGCCTTGTGCCCACGACCGTAGGTGGTCACGTCTGCCTGCTCGACGGTGAACGGGTGGCTCACGTTGTCGAGGTACGTCGTCAGCTCCCGGACGGTGCCTGAGGATGCAGACCCATCTTCCAAGCTGACGAACGTGTTCTTGCCGTGTGTGAATGCCATTGGTTGTGCTCCTGTGTCAGTGGATTCTGGCGAAGCTGACTATGGCGGTCAGCGAGCCTGTACCGGCGACAGTGCGCACAAGTCGGATGTAACGGTGAACGGTGGTGTTGAAGAAGAGAAGCGTCTGGAACTTCGTAGTCGTTGCAGGAACGGTGGCGAACGTGCCGAGGTTCGTCCACGTGATGCCGTCCGGCGAATCCTCAACATCAAAGGTCGTGGTGTTGTTCATCGTGTTGGCAACAACATGGAGGTTGGCGATCCAACCGTTGTTGGTCGTGGCAACAACCTGGTCGACAGAGGTGCCGTTGCCAGTAGCCGTGATCGCTACCGACTTGGGGTGGATGAGGAACCCAGAGTGGATGCCACCATCAGCAACGAACTCCGCATTGGCAGAGACGACATCGCTTACGGGGGACGACACCTCGTACGAAGTGCACACAGCACTCGCCAGAATGGCAGACGAGCCAACGACCGGCAGTTGTGCAAGGGCCACGGTGATGGGAGCATTGACTGGTGAGCCAAGCGTGTTCGACAGGTAATCGTCGATCGCCTTGGTCGATCCGTCGAACAACCCACCGATGGACAACGAACCGTCTTGAACACCTGCCAGGTAGGACTTGTGTCCACGACCATAGGTGGTCGAGTCGGCCTGCTCAGCGTTACTCGTGCGACTGGTCGAGTTGAAGTACGTCGTCAGGTCGGCGTCCTTGTACGCAACGGTCGTGTACTTGCCGTGGATGAAAGCCATGTCAGCCCTCGCCGTCAGTGGTAGTGGCTACAGAGATTCTGCCGGTGCTTACCAGCTTGTTGGCAACCTTGCTCGGGATGAGGTTGGTGACCTCACCACGCTCGATCCGCAGCTCACCCTCAGGGGTAACGACCTTCACGTAAGCACACTCGACCACGTAGTTGGCGCTCACATCTTCCTTGACTACCTTCTTGGTTGCCATCAGCAGGGCTCCTTGGGCACAGCGGAGCTGTGTTGTACGGACCTGCTGGGCATCGAAGGCCACGGGAGGATCTGCCTTGGGCCAACACAGCGGGGCACTACAGGCGTGATCTGTTGTGGCAACAACATACCGTGCCAACTGGCGCCACTGTTAGCCCGCGTTGTGCTGACCCACATTCAACGTCTTACATCTGGGACAGCGGATGGACCAGGGCCTGGTGAGGCTTACGGCCAGCAACTTGTTGCAGGACACACACCTAGGGTGCTCGTCCACCTCCACTTCGGTATTGGTCGGGTAGAAGCTCAAGACGACAGCTCCTTCCAGACATCGAAGTTGCAAGAGAAGATCGGGTATTGCCTCTCGTCTCTGCTGATCAGCTCTGGCATGTCAACCGAGGCAATGCGGTGGTACAGCGTACCTTGGATGTCGGTCATAGTGACCCTCTGAAGGAACGAGTACACCGACTGCACCAAATCTCTGGCGTTTGCGTAACTGGAGTCTCTGACCAGAATCTGCAGACGAGGGCGCTCGATTGATGGTCCGGTGTCCCCTCCCATCATCTCGATAGGAGCAACAGAGGTGCTTTCCAACAGAGCAACAGCTCTTGTTGGCTTCTCTGGCAGTACACCTCCAAACAGGGATACACCCATGACAAGCAATGGGTCTTGTCCTACCAGTAGGTTGCTCTGCATGTGATGTGCGATGTCGTCTATCAGCGTCACTTGTGCCACCTACCCAACGCTCGCATACGAGTAGCCACACGAGCTTGGAAACCCCTGGCGTGAGCAAGAAACGGCTTCTCCAAGAACTTGTTGCGACCTTGGCCGTATCCCGGTGGAGCTTCGTGGACATAGATTGCGTAGTGCGCTCTGTACCCCAACTCCGTCTTGAACCCACTGGTTGTTGACTGTGGCTCATCGACGTGGCCGGTTGAACGCAGATGTCCGGTGACGACAGGTACGTAGTTGGCCTGTGAGTCGGCCATGATCTCTTGCGTCTCCATGAAGAACGCAGCCTTGAGGTCATCCTCAAGTTGTCGTGTCGCCTTCGTGAAGTTGATGTTGTTTGTGATACGGATGGTCATGCGATCACCACAACCGAGTGGGATAGGTCCTCGTCGAAGTCGTACGTCGAGACGTGTTGAACCGTTCGTACATTGCCATCGGGTAGTTCGATCGTGTCCTGGGGCCTGATCTTCACATCGTCCACTATGACGACTGTACCCATACCTTCCTTCCACTCGGTGACCGTTCTGTCAATCGAGCGTGAAGGAGGATCAACGAAAGCCCTCACTCTGCGTCGGTTGAATGCTGAAGTCTCAGCATAGAAGTTCCGATCCATCTCCTGACGAATCACAACACTGTGCGGCCACTCGTCATCACACGTCATGGCACTCACCTCCCGTAGTAGCTGCCCTCGTCAGGGTTATCCATGTCGCCCTTCTTGGCGAACGTCGACTCTCGATCGTCGTTGAGTTCGACTGCCTGCTTGGCACTATGGCTCCAACCAGATGCCCACGGACCAGCCATCAACGAGCTGGACTCTTTGGCTGCAATGGTGGAAGAAAGCTCCAAGTAGTGCTGATACTTCTGGGAATACGACTTGGACAGTGAGCCAATGCTCTTGTCTATACACCTGGCAAAGCGACCAGCGATTGCCAGGCAGAGCTTGGAGGCGGACTCGTACACGGTGTTGTCAGAGAGCAACCAATCCACTTCTTGGTCTGATGCCAACTGATCGTACGGGTCGACATCACCTACCAGGAACCGCACAGCATCTCTGTTTGAGTTTGCAGGGTCACTCGTGTACGTCCACGATGCGCTACCAGGTTGGGTGTAGAAGAAGTCGAACAACTGGATCAAGTCACCAGCGTTGTTGTCTGCGCTTGCTTCGATTGACAACACGTACACACCTGGGTTGGCAATCGCTGCGAACTCGTTGTTGCTCCAGTTGATCGTGAGGTTTGGGGTGCCATCCAATGGAACACCTGAACCTACTGCGCCAACAATGCCAATATCCTTCGACACGTACACAATCGAACCCTTGCTGATTGTGGCGGTGAAATCCCAGCCTTGGGAGAAGTCGATCAGTGCATCCTGATCATCTACCCACCAGAGCTTGAGAGCTGGTAACTCTCCACCAACGACGTACTCAACGTCAGGTGAGCTTCTGCCTGTCTGAAAGCTGTACCCGCTCACAACACTCTCCTGCCTATAGAGATTGAATGCGTATTGCCACCAACAGACACAGAGTGTTTGGCAGTGCTGGCGAAACCACCAATGGTGACATGTTTGGCTGGACGATAATCAGGGGCAACACTGCCCATATCGTGGTTCAAGTATGAGTTGTTCAACCTTGAATCGTCGTTCAACTTCATGGAACGCCAAGGCTATACCAACAGTGGTTAGGCAGGTACCCCGATCGCAACGTGGATGGCCGTGCAGTCAATGGTGTTGGGGACGACGGCTACGGACCGGTCGGCGGTGTCGATGAGCACGACCCGCCAGTGCCCGTCGATGAGCCTCGATCCGATGAGTGTCCGGTTGTCGAGCCACATGGCGTCGGTCTGCATCTGTGACGTGGGTGCAACGACGTGGCGGATGTCGCCGGTTGTCGTGTCGCCGACGATCAGCCCGGAGACGACGCCGAGGCCGACGGCTACGAGGTCGAGCCACGCGACCTGCCTGCCGTCAGGGCTCAGGTGCGGGTCGAACCAGCCGAAGCTCTTGGCGCCGATCGGACTGGTCGCCTTGTCGAACCGTCGTGTCGGGGTGATAATCGCACCGGTGCCGGTCGGGTCGATGCACGTCAGCCCGTCGGGCGTCCATGACGGTTCGGCACGGTCCGGCCAGCGGGCACCGGTCAGACGGCCGGTCAGGTCCGTCTCCACACACACCCATTGCTTACGTATCGGGATCGGCCAGAACCACCACGTCTCCCACTCGACCGCAGCGTGGATGAGGGTCCCGTGAGTGGTCGGTGCGGCGTGACCGTGCGCCGCCCAAACAGTCGTGTTCAAGCCCTTGCGAACGACCGGCCGGGGGATGACCCTCGGCGCGTAGCCGGGTCCGTCGAACAGGACCAACTCGTTGGATGCGCTGTCGAGGTTGAACTGTTGGCCGGGCCTGAGGCGGTAGGCGAGCAAGGTCCCGTCGGGCATCGTCTTAGGCGCCTGGAACGTCCACTCCGATGTGGCACGGGCGAGGATGTCGGTCACCCCGGCGTGCGTGTCGACGGCGACTATCTCCTGACGGCCCGCAGGCAGCTCACGTTGGGCGACGATCCGCACGGTCAGACCACTTGCCGTCCAGCCAGGGCGAGCGACCAGACCTCCAGCGGGTGCATGTCCCGCACGGCGATCGGTTCGACCCCTGAGCGTTGCTTCCACTGGTCGGGTGTCAAGTGGTGCATGTGGGTAGCTGACACGGCCCAGATGGAGCCATCCTCGGTGTTGCGTACGATCATGTCGTCCTCCTCGGCGGGGACAGCAGGTGGGACAGAAACAGGTGGTGGAATCGGTGCGGGTGTGCCTGGCGGGACCGGCACCGGCTTCGCTTCGACGCTCGACGCTGCGAGCATCGCGACGAGCTGTGCGGCACGGTTGGGGGTCGAGTCGAACTCAAAGTGCATCGGGTCGGCGTGCTTCCAACCGCCACCCCAGTCCCAACTCCACTGCTTAAACAGTGCGATCAGCCAGTCGGGCGGGACGGAACGTCGTTGCCCTTGCGGGTACTTCGTTGCGTCGATGTCGACTGCAAGGCCCCATGAGTGATTGCTTGGTGTCCGGGTGCCTGCGATCGGCCGGTTTGCGTAGCCCCAGTCGTCGTGCACTTGGCCGGGCCGGTGGAACAGGTAACCGCGCCGCTCGGCTTCGTTGACGATGTAGCCGAGGATCGGAGCTACCGCTTTGTGCACCTCCCATTTGGCGCCGGAGCGTGTAGCGGTAACGGTGGTCATGTCGGCGCTGCGATCGGTGGGCCAGCCCTTCCCCCACCCTCTTGCCTGAGCATCAGAAGCCATGACTCAATCCTTTCCTGCTGCGGGGTGGTGTGGGTAGCCGGGTGTGTCGGTCATGGCCCGGTGTGGACGACAAG